GTAAATGTATGGGGCATTCCGGCCTTCCCCAAACAGGACTCAGAATTTGACAGGGAGGAAAAAGATGCCATACCGTTCTAAAACCAATAAAGAAAAGTTGGATGAACAGTGGTTGCGGACTGAACCAGGATTTTTCTCCGATATGTGGAATACCATGAAAAAGAGATGCTCACCGGAATACATGAAAAAACATTCACCAAATAGAAAAATTCAAATTAATAACGGAATCAAGGGTAGAAATCATCTCTTGGAATTGTGGGAAAAGCAGAAGAAACTTCTTGGTGGGCCCTACTGCATATACACGGGAGTTGAGCTTACAACTGTAAGACATCGTGGAAAAGGATTCACTGGGTATACAAAAACAAATATATCACTTGATCGCCTTGATCCAAATTTGTCATACCAGGAGGACAATATAGTGTTCTGCTCGTGGGAATTTAATAACAAAAAAGGAGCTGTTTCTCCTGAAGACTGTAAAAAAATATTAAAAGTATATGAGGAGCGACATGCCGGAAATTAACATCATACTAGGCCCACCCGGCACGGGGAAAACTGAGGAACTTCTGCGGATAGTGGACCGGGAGCTAAAGGAGAAGACTGCTGATTCAAATGAAATTGGATTCTTCAGTTTTACTACCAGAGCCACCAATGAAGCACGTGACAGAGCCAAGGAAAAATTCAGCTTGACAGACGATGACTTGCCATACTTCTGTACACTGCACGCGTTTGGAAAAAGGCAACTAGGAATGTCAAAAACGGAAATAATGAACCCAAAAGATTACAAATCATTCTCAGCTGAATCCGGGGTTGACCTGGAATTTGTCTCTCAGGACTGGGAAGATACAGGAATAATTACAACAGACAATAAGCTATTAAGGGAAATAAATAAATGCAGAAATCAATGCATGGAACTGGAAGAATTCTATAATAAACATAATTTTAATTTTAATTGGTATGAGCTATTAATGGCTTACAGGGCGTTAGAGGATTATAAACATGGTAATAACAAGCATGATTTCACTGACATGCTTTCTCTGTGGATCGAGACGGGACCTACTCCAAAGTTGGAAGTGGTATTCATTGATGAAGCACAGGATCTAACCAATTTACAGTGGGAAATGTGCTCCAAAATATGGAAGAATGCCAAGAGAGTTTACATAAGCGGGGATGATGACCAAGCCATCTTTAGGTGGGCAGGCGCTAGTATTGAACACTTTATAAATATGGAAGGGAATGTAACCATCCTTAAACACTCTTATAGATGTCCTCGCGCTGTTCACAGAATTGCGGACTCGATAGTAAAAAGAATAGACAATAGAAGGGATAAGGAATGGCTGCCAAGAAATGTACATGGTGTAGCTGAATTACATGCATATCCTGATCCCATTGATTTAAGCATAGGAAAATGGCTTGTCCTGGCTCCGTGCGGATACATGTTGAACGAGATTGAAGAAAACCTAAGGCAACAGGGATTGGCATACAAGAAAAATAATAAGCTTCCAGTCAAGAAAGAAATACTGTCAGCCATAGATGCATGGAAAAAACTTAACGAGGGTGAGGAACTTTCCTTTGATGAGGTATCTTACATATACAGTTACCTACCAACCAAGATTGGTGTTGAAAGGGGATATAAGAATTTAAATACATTAAGTGAAGATAAAATGTATGGTGTTGAAGAATTAACGATGCATCATGGATTGTGCGCGTCCGGCACGCCTTGGGATGTGGTGTTTGAGAAAATAGGAAATAGAAATATAGAGTACATACGATCATTGGAAAAGGTTAACAAGACTTTATCCTCTGATCCTCTCATTAACTTAAGCACCATCCACATGGCCAAGGGTGGAGAATGTGATAATGTTATGCTGTTCACGGATCTTTCCCGTGCTAACAGAGAAGAAATGGAAGTTAATCCAGATGATACGCACAGAGTCTTTTATGTAGGGGTGACACGCGCAAAAGAACAACTGCATATAATAGAACCACAAAATTACGGGGGATTCAAAATATGAGTGCCCACAAGAAACAAGTAGGAGGAGACCATTATAAAAGAATGGCAATACAGCCAAGCCATTATATTGTTAAGAATAAGCTTGGTTGGTATGAAGGAAACATTGTCAAGTATATTAGCAGGCACAGTATCAAGGGGGGAAAACAGGACGTGGAAAAAGTTATCCACTATGCTAAATTACTCTTGGAAGATCGGTACATCCCCAAGAAATCTCGCGGTGAGATAATGGGAGAAGTGACCAGAAAATATATCAAAAAACTCAACAAGGAAAAAAATGAAACAAAATGAATTCATCTTTGCTAACACTGTAAAATCAGAGTGGGTTCATCCTACTGAATTTCCATCCATGAAGGAAAGACCCGTAGTGGCTGTGGACTTGGAGACTTGCGATATAGATCTGAAGAAAATGGGCCCAGGATGGCCGAGAGGAATAGGAAAGGTCATAGGTATTGCCATATCTGATGGTCAATTTAGTGCCTACTATCCCATTGATCACGATGGTGGTGGAAATATGGACAAGAAAGCTGTACTAAAATACATTAAATCCATATGCGAAGACGATTCGATAGACAAAGTGTTTCATAACGCGCAGTACGACATTGGATGGCTGTGGAGATTAGGAATAGAAGTAAAAGGATACATCCATGATACAATGATTGCAGCAGCACTTATTGATGAGAATAGATTTTCTTATGCATTAAATAGCATAGCATCTCAATATCTAGGAGAATATAAGAATGAAGCCACGCTTAAAAAAGCTGCAGCTGAGCTAGGACTGGATCCTAAGAGTGAGATGTACAAGATGAATGCACAATTTGTGGGGGAATACGCTGAAGCGGATGCGAGGCTGACTTTGCAACTGCATGAAAGATTAAAGATTGAAATAGAAAAGGACTCTCTTCAGGGCATCTATGACATAGAATGCCGCCTTATTAATGTCATATTCAATATGACCAAGAAAGGGGTGAGAGTTGACATGACAAAAGCCTTTGCTCTAAAGAGCAAGCTTAGAAACAAGGAGAAAAAAATTTTAAAAAGAGTGAAAGATTTGACAGGATCCTACGTGGATTTGTGGTCAGCGAGGTCAGTCGCGAAGGCGTTTGATTCCCTTAATCTGGAATATCCAATGACGGAAAAGACAAAGGCCCCCAGTTTTACCCAGACATTCTTGGAAACCCACGAGCATGAGCTTCCACGTCTTATTACCAAGGCGAGGGTATTCAATAAGTTACAGGGTACATTCATAGATGGTATAGCCAAATATATACATAACGGAAGAGTACACGCACATATAAATCAGATTAGGGGGGATAGTGGGGGAACTGTTACTGGAAGATTCTCCATGTACTGCCCCAACTTACAGCAGATACCAATAAGGGGAGAAATGGGCATAGAAATAAGAAAGATTTTCATTCCTGAAGAGGGGGAACAGTGGCTTTCAGCTGATTATTCACAGCAGGAACCTAGATTACTCACTCACTTTGCTGTTCTTAATAAGAATGACGGAGCTGTTGAAGTGCAGGAAGCCTATAAGGAAAAGGATCTTGATTTCCATCAACAAACAGCTGATATGGCTGGTATTCCTAGAAGACTAGCTAAGACAATTGGATTAGGGGTTATGTATGGAATGGGATACAAAAAGATGGCCGTTGATCTGGACATTACACCATTGGAAGCTAAAAATATTTTAAAAGAATTTAGGGAAAAAGTTCCTTTCATGCAAGAAATGCTGGAAGACGTGATGAATAGAGCAAGTGCCGTTGGAACTATCAGAACCCTTCTTGGAAGAAAATGCCGATTTGATCTCTATGAACCATCTTGGTTCACCAGGGAATTTAACCGAGCGTTGCCATTGAAGCAGGCGCAAGCTGAATATACTACGGTCAAGAGAGCTGGAACTTACAAGGCCCTTAACAGATTGATTCAAGGATCCGCTGCGGACCAGACCAAGAAGGCAATGGTTGATATATATGAGAAATTGGGGGCTGTGCCCCTAATACAGGTTCATGATGAGCTGAATTGCAGCGTCAAAAGTAAAGAAGAAGGGGAACAAATAAAGGAAATCATGGAGACCTGCGTAGAGCTTGAAGTTCCTTCCAAAGTGGAGTATAAGATTGATCAAAGTTGGGGTCACGCGAAATGATTGATTTAAGCCATAAAATAGTATACAATAAGGGAAGAAATAATGAATAGAAGAGTGGGTTACAGAGAGCAAGGTAAGAAAAAAGGCTATACCAATAGCCCCGCCAAGCCAGGGTTCGCTATAAACCCGGAGCAGATGGAGTATGAAAGAAGAAAACTTTTGGAAGAAATGTCTTCTAAGCTTAAGCCTAATCGCAGACAGCTTAACACAATGGCGGCAGTCGCGGCAACGCAAGAGCCAGAATACTTTGACAAGGAAGGAAAGAAAAGAGAACCCACCATCCGCGTGTTATCA